CTTATCAATTTCAACTCCTCTTTGCATTAGATCAGCTCTAGTCAATCCTAACCATAAATTTTTCTTATCAATTTCTACTCCTCTTTGCATTAGATCAACTTCGCAAAATAAACGATATAAAATATCATGATCTATTATTTTGGCTAAAAATGCAGCATTACGGTCAGGATAGCTAAGACTAACTTTATCTTTATCTAATACTAAATAAATCTCATTATAATATTGATTTATTTCTTCATCTGACATTTTATTCAAATATTCATGAGGTTGATCATTTCTTATAATTGGACGTTTAATTAATTCGCGTAAACTGATAGAGTACCCCATTTTAATATATTTTGATATTATTAATAATCTATTACATTTATGACATAATACAGATCACCTCTGATCGCTTTAAATATAAAATTAATATAAACCCTTTAATAATAATTTAAAGCGATCAGAGGTGATCTGAATTTGTTTTCTATAATTTATTTCTTAAAAAGTTAAATGATGCTAATTTACAAGAATCATCAAAATAATTTTTTTCACCTAATATGTCAGTATAAACATCGTCAGGCAGTTTCATTGTAAGCGTTATAGTATAATGATGCTTTTTTTTATCATTTTGATTATAATATGGTATTTCTTCTACACTAGATTTTATAATATAATCTTGATTAAGAGAATTTAATATATCTTGACATTTTTTCTTCTTCTTTTCTATTTTTAAATAAATTTGAGAAAATATGTTATCTATGATAATTGGCGTAGATAAAAATTTCCCATCCCTATTAGCTGTCATACCATCGTTGCTGCCACCTATATAAAATAAATTATCAAATTCTGAAAAAGTGATAAGATCATCTATAGAAAAATCTTTACAATTGCCAACTAATTCATAATGATTAGACCAATGAGTATTAAGTAACAAATCTTTATCCTCAATATAATCTAAACGTTTGTTAATGATGGCGTCAGAATAAAAAGTATATGTAACAACTTTTTCATCCACTATATTTACTATGCATGAAATTCCATTTTCGTAATCTAATTTTACGCTTTTATGTACAGCAGTCTTAAGAGTTTTTATTATCATAATTATTATTAATGAATGATAGAGGAAGCCATGGTACTCGAAACCAACCCAAATTAATGAGCCTTTTGTTTAGCAAACAAAGACGCTACCCTGAGCGCTTTAACTTCCATTTATATTAAATTTATGTATGATTAATAACATTATCTATCTTACTAATATCTATAAATAAATTCATATCAATACACTCAATAGAAACATTTTTAATATCCATGACCTGTCATTTTAATTCTTCTTTTAATCTTTCCTTTTCTTTTTCTGTATATTCCATCCAATCATTTAGATACATTCTTGCTGGTAGATAACTGCCTCTTTTTAGAGTTTCTTTAATACAAAACTCAGCAAACTCATCTAAGTGACTTTCATTGTACTCTTTTCTATCTTGAAGATACCAGTGAATTGTATTTATAACAGAAAACTCTAAATTAATTTTTGCATCAATTTTTGCTTTCAATTCAGGATCACTATCTATCTTAGCTAATAATCTAGATACTACATCACTTTTTTTCTTTTCTTTCATAAGCTTTATTTTTGTGCGGTGAGAAAGCGACTCGAACGCTCATGCCCATTTAAACTGACAACCTGCTTTCCAGGCAGGACCGATACCAATTTCGGATGACCTCACCATTATATTATCTAATTCTACTACAATGAAATATTATTGTATCTTCATGTAATTTTACTTCTTTATGAGATATAATAAAATTAATTACATTGCTATGATCTCTGCCTTCAAACAAATGATCTATTTGATCTCCTTTTTGTAAATTTAAAGATAAAATCTTTTCATCGAGATCATAATTAGTATTTTGCCGTTCCCAATCTTGTAATATTACTTTCATATTATAATTTTTATTCGTAATCACTAAAATCGTAAGTAACTTCTATAAATCTATGTCAATATCCATTTCCATTATGCAATTTATTTGTATATTTTTTAATCATTGCTTCCCATTTTTTATTCTTTTCAAGTATAGTCTTTAATACTATATTAAAATCAATATTTTTTTCTTTACAAACATGGATTATTATAGATATCAGACATTGTAATGCGTCTGCTGACTCTTCTATTAAATGTTCTTCGTCATAAGGTTTTTGTGTGCTGCCAATCATCTTAATTACTTCTGCTGAAAACTCTCCAAATTCTTCACCATATTTTATAAACCTTGTACCAAGTTCTCTACCATCTAATAAATTAATCCGCGATATATCTTCTATTATTTTGGAAAATAACTTATCATTATCAATTTCTTTTTCTGTCATTGTAATATTCATTCGTATTGTTTAAAATTTATGATCTAAAACTTGTCTCATCGAATCCGTGTTTTTTCAATTTTATCAAATCTCTTTCAGCTTCTCTTTTTTTCTGCTCTTCTTGAAATGAAATAAATGAATAATCAACTTTTTCTTTTTCTTTCTTTTTCTTTTTTTCTTCCAACTTTTTCAATTTTGATTTCTCCTTCATTAATCTAATATATTCTCTGTCTTTAACAGATTCAAATTCTTTTGAAAATCCTGATACAATTATTGTATCATATCTTTCTGGAAACATATCAACATACCGATTGTATGCGGTTACTTCTCCTGTTCTTTTACTTTTGTAGCCTACTATATAATCGTATGAAAAAAATACAACTGATTCAGACTTTAACTCTTTTGACATTATTTGTATTATGCCATTATTATCAATAACATACTTATTATCTTGCGTCCAATATCCTTGTGATAGCTTAAGTTCTTGAATGAAAAACTTTTGTTGATAATCTGGTACCAAAGTACAAAAATAAGCAAACGCTTTATCATAAGATTTACCCACATATTTTCTTAATGTTCTTCTTGCCCATTTACATGGATAACAACCATTTACTTTGTGATAATCGGATGAACCATTTCCATATCGTTCAATTTGTCGTTTTGAAAGTTGTTTAATCTTTCCTAATATAAGTTCTTCATCTAATTCTAACATAGTTTATGTTTTAGTTTTTCCACCCTCCACACGTTCCGCATGTTCCTTTCAATCTGCCTGGATCATGCTTACAATTACAAATTTTCTGACCATGAACTTGTTCCTTAGTGTACTTCCACGGATTAGAATAAATTCCAGTTCTTTCTTCTTCTCTTCTTAACTGTTGGTTTAAAATTTCGTAATCATCCATATTATAAAATTTATTTTCTTAATGGACATTCTTTAGGTATAGTATCATCTTTATCATATGTAACAAACATAGACCTAAATGCAATAGATTCACCTTGACTTGGCGTTCCCAACATATATTTATTATCTTTTTTTGAAGATAATTTAAGGCAAACATATTCTTCTAGTGAACGATTATAATATCTATTGATACAATCTCTACAAGAATCTATTGTTATAGTTACTGGCATATTATTTTATTTAAATTATAGAGGAAGCTTAGGTAATCGAAACCTTGCCAAATAAATGACAGCATATTGGGATTCGAATCCAACTGTACACCACGTACGCAAACTTCCAAATTTCCTCGGTTATAAACCGAGGACTTGGTCCAGTTACTCATACGACATTCGTCGTCCTTTTGCTCCGGAAATTGGATAGATTCGGGCTAGCACCGTCTATCGAGACCACTAGTTGATTTTCATCAGAGCTAAGTGACACTATTTGAGGAAGATGTGGGGGTCGAACCCACGCGCCAACGGGTTACCGCCGACCTACTGGGTTTCAAAGCCAGCCTCTTTGTCCATTTGAGTAATCTTCCAAGTAGGGACTTTCACCCTTTGAACATGGTTTATTTTCATTGAGTCACCACGTTAACCGACCATATCTTTATTACCGTTTGTAATATTCTGCTACCTGAATAAGAACTTGATTTACCATCTTTTTTAAATTTCCAGTAAGATTAATAAATTCAGCAAGTTCTGTATAGAATTTATCACAATCTTTATTATCGAAAGTTTCATCTATTAGATGTTCAATATCTAAAACTTCACCCCATTTGTTATTGAGAATTTTTAAAATTTCAGTAGATAACTCAGGATGTTTAGCCATCATATATCCGCCAAAAATTTTAACATTTACATATGGGAATTGATCAACAAAGTCTTCACCTACTTCACGATGAAATAATTGAAATCGTTCTAGCGTAACTTCGCGAGTTGCTTCTTCTTCGGTAAGTTCTCTTTTTGGAATATCGAAACCATATACTGTTTCTACTTCTTCATCACCCTTGCCGCCGTCTGTAAATTTTGACATGTTAGTATGTTTAAATGTTAATATTGAGCGCCTAACCGGATCCGAGCCGATATCCCCGGGTTACAAAGCCGGAATAATAACCAATTATACTATAAGCGCATTATTAAAAGAGCCAAGTAACGGGTACGATCCGATATTTGATGATTACTAAACATCTGTTCTACCATTGAACTAACGAGGCATTTATTTCTTATTCATTTTTCTACCTAATTTCCAACCACTAGGAATATTATCTCCTCTATAAATACTTTTATTTTCTACTTCATTTGTTATCCAACATTTTCCATATTGAGAATTTCCTGAACCAGATTGTTTAATCTTATTTATAGATCCTATTAATTTTTTTGTTTCTTCTGTATGATGTTTTCCTTTAAATGTTTGACCATATGTATATACACCTCTTTTATGAGCTAATATAACGCTATTTTTTAATGATTCAATTTTAGCTTTTCTAATTATAGGATCTTGCCAAGCTTTAGTTAAAACTTTTCTTCCATTTTCGCTATACCAACCATCACCCATTCCATTATTTCCTCCCTTTCCTCCACATTTTAAATTATAGCAGCTAGGATCTAATAAAAGAACTTCATTAACAATTTCGGCTTCATAATCTAATGCTTGACTAAATGTTTCAAAAAATATTAAGTTTTCTTTTTTAAAGTTTTCTTTTCCATATTTTTTAACAGCATACCCAATTCTTTTACCTGAGCCTAAGTAACCATCATCTAAATTATCTGTTGCGTGCACGCCATAATAGAATTTACCATTTAAAGTATTTTCTATTTTATAGAAGTAGTTGTATTGTTTTTCCATTGATACTTTATTCTATATATCAATGGTTCGATACTTAAATATAGCAAGCGTCCGGGAAGAGGGGATCGAACCCACCTGAACCAACTACCCTTTCGACAAGATATAAGCTTGAGGGGATATTCACGGGTTTATTATTTAATGCAAATATAATAAAAATTTTTAAATAATAGATAACTTTTAATAAAAAAATAGAGGAACTTTTTGGGCTCCTCTAAAATTAAATTGAAAGTATATATTTAATTATGAAAGAGCATATTTTATCCAAGCTGTTGTAGAACTGCTGGTTATCGTTGTTGATATGGATATTAATGATCTCATTTAATTTATTCTTTTAATTTTATTTTATATATTTGTTTCTTTATTTATTCTTTATACACTTATCGTTTAAAAGGTTTTAAACTTTTTAATATTATTTTTCTTTTTCTTCTTTCATTACATCCTTTTGGTACTGTATGAGAGCTTCCATTACTGCAGGTTCTAACGCAACTATATGATTAATATGGTCGTGAAGTGCTAAATTTATATAATAGCCATCAAATGATGCGTATACACCATCTCCTAAATATTCAGTTTTCATACTAACTAATTAAAAATTTTATCTTGACACTTTTGACACATAAAACTTATTAATGATTCTTTTAAAGACAAATTGTCTTTAAAGTCTTCTGACTTCATTTTATCGCTTCCACACCATGAGCAGTTGCCTGCTTTTATATTATTAACTTGATCTCCAAAGCCAATCGCTTCTAATAATTTTAGTTTTCCTTCTTCCATTTTATATTAATATTCATATTTTATTCCTAATTCCCAATCAATTTCGTCATAGATTTCATCAAGAGATTGATACACATCTTTATCTCCATCATCAAACCATATTACTGAAAGAGCAGTACAATTTAAAGATAAGCTAGCAATGCATAATCTTGTTTTTAACACTTTAGGAAAATCTACTTGATATTTTGGCAAAATTATAAATGGTACTTTTTCCGTATTTCTATTTGTTATTTGGTTATATGTATTTTTAGCTTGATTTATATAATAAGCTTCTTCTAATGCTATTCTATCTGGATTAGACATATATAAACCATCATAAGTTTTTCCAATATAGATAAAATCAATACTTAAGTTTTTTCTTATAGTGTAACTTTTAAAACACCCTGTACCACCTGTTTGTATCATAATATTGTTTTTCCTTCTGATTTAAACTTTAAATGTTTTACCCAGCATGGAAACGGTCCTTCAATTTCATCAGGAGTTTCATAATAGTACATTGGTCTTACTGGACCAATGTAACCGCCATCATAATTTCCATCTTCACTTGATTTTTTTGAAGATTCTAAACATTCATCTAAATCATCAAATATTTTAAAACCTTCCGGCCTATCACCCCAGCCATACTCGACTTCAATCCAAGGTACTGCGTATAATGTTTTCATAGATATATTAATTAAGACGAAATACTTCTTCCTGATTGTCCAAATCCACCTCTTGAAACGGAACTATGAGATATAGCACCTTTTGACGATATTCCTCGACTAGATATACGTTGAGTGCTTCCCATACTAGATGCATGATAAGTTCCATTTCTACCATAGCTTTGATGAATGTAAACCGGAGAAGAATAAGCTCTTCCATTAAGCCCCATATTGTACGCCCAATATACCCAAAACGGAGATATTCCACCGTGATTATATCCAGCACCATTATCTACATAATAATTTGCGTTAGTTTGATAATCTTCTAAATCTTGCCGTTTTTTAGATGATGTACATGATGCTACAGATAGCGCTAACAATCCGATAACAACAGATTTACTTTTCTTCATTTTTAATTGGTTTTAGAAACTTTAATATAAGTTTGATATTCTTTAAGATGATAAATGATAGTATCTCTGTCTTCTTCATTTTTAGTATATACTAATGTATCTCTTACGTTAGTCAAAGATGGAGGTAGAGTATCAACACGAGCTATTGTTTTAACTAAATTCTTGTTGATGTCATATACCCTTGTAAACTCAGTTCGTAATACGAAATTTGACGTATATGAAAAAGTATATTCAGCGTCTACAGTTAATGATAAATCTTTTGATATTTTCACTTCTCCTGGTTTTTGATCTTGTACACAAGATACCAATATTGATAGTGTAGATACAAATAGTAATAAAAATAATAATTTTTTCATGTTTTGTATTTATTAATTGATTTTAATTGTTAATAATATGTGGAATAAATCTACTTAAATTATCTGTGATTTCCGTTTTGCTTTCTCTTATTCCTATTCCGGCGCTTTCTCCGCCTATTACCCAACTACCTATAATAGGAAAATTTAAGTTAAAACTAGGTATATCATATAATTGTTGATAAATGAATCCTTCGTCACCATATTCTCCATATACTCTTGATACTTCTTCGCCATTTCTAAACATAATAATATTTGCACCTTCTCTTGAATAAATAGGTTTTTCGACATAATCTTTCATACCATTTGGCGTATCAAAATATGATGGCAATAAATTTGGATGATTAGGAAACATCTCCCATAAAATTGGAAGTATAGCTTTATTACTAAGTATGCTTTTCCACGCAGGTTCTATCCATTTTGTGGTTTCATATGATAGCGGAATATTCTTTCCAAATTCTTCATTGATAAGCCACTCCCATGGATATAGTTTAAATATGTTTAATATCAATTCATTATCCATATCAACAAATTCTCTACTATCTTCATCCCATCCAATATTATCAATTCTAATATGCTTGGTTCTTAGCCCTCCTTGGAATGCGGTATCTCGTAAATATTCTACAGTTGTAAAATCTTCTATTGTATCTAAAGAAGAAAAATGTACTATTTCATTTGCAAAATATTCCTGGCAACTTTTCCAATACTCTATAAGCTTCTCATGAATAGAATTAAACTGATCTTTATCTTTGAATACATCTTGCATCCACTGCCATTGAACTACTGCTGCTTCATAAAGAGAGGTTGGCGTATCAGCGTTAAACTCTAACATTTTAGGCGGATTTTTTCCATCATATCCAAAATCAAATCTACCGTAAACTGATGCTTCTTCATTCTCCCAAGAGCTTATGATTAGAGGGATTAAATTAGGATCTATGCACAACTTGTCAAAAAGATTATTATCTATGACATATTGTACTGCTTGTAGACACATATCAAATAAATCATTAGTTGCTTTTTCGAGCTGATCTACTTCTTCCATTGTGAATGAATAATATACTGATTCATCCCAATAAGGATTATCTAATGAATGATACTCAAATGAAATATGTTCTAATTTTTCCTTGTAATCCTTTCTAGAATCAATGTTAAATCTTTGCATGTGTATTATTATTTAAATTACAAATATAATAAAAAAATAACAAATATATGAAATTTAAAATAAGTTAATTAACTTATTTTTTCAATTCTTTTATTTCTTCTTTAAGCTCTGATATATTTTCTTTTAATTCTTTAATTATTTCTTTATGCATTTCCATAAGAAAAGTATCAGATTCTTTTCCCTCTTCGTATCCAACTGAATATCCTAATTGAAACACTTTATTTATATACATATCTAAAACATCTCTGCCTTGATCTTTATCATGTTTAATGTTTTCAAGAGAAAATGTTTCTGATATTTTAAATGAAGTTTTAAGAACAGAATGTGATTTTATATCCTCCCCGTCATATTTTACATCTTCAACAATTTTCTTTGCTTTTACAATTACTAATTGTAAAAGCAAATTTTTTAAATGTTTTTCTACTTTATAATATTTAAAAGAATTATGAGGATTTATCATATGATTTATTTTAAATTATATTACAAATATAATAAAAAATATTGGGAAATAATAACTATTACAAAATAAAATTTTAACTTTTTGATATCCAAAAGGGATTCGAACCCTTGTCTCCGACCCGTTAAAAATCAGACTTTTGACCGCTAAGTTACTGGATATTACCATTAGTAATAAATACTAAAATTTTCATTTGTACTCGGCCTGCGTTATCTCAAAGTCGACTCCACTTTATCCAGGAACAAAGCTTCACAATCTCACGCATATTCTCATGGACCATCATAACATACAAATATAGAAGGTTAACTTAACCAACAAGGCCACTGTGAATAATTATTTCACTTCTCATCCTGATGTGGCTCAGTAGACGGAAATTACCCGTCACGAATCTTAAATGTGGACGTGGTGGGATTCGAACCCACTATCGGTGCGACCGTTTTTTCCAATATTACCCTTGAATCCGTTCAATACTCCTATTCGAAAAGGAAGGATCTTCGCCCATTTGTAAAAATTCTTGTTCGTTACCAAGCGAAATCTGCATATATAGCCAGTACGAAGTTATTATGCGATTTAACCATTACTGTATATACGTTCTCAGTTGGTTCGCGACTCCTCTCACACTTTTCTGTAAATCTTTACACCAAACAATGATATCTTGGAATATCTAATAAAAATACTTTATTATGTTTGTATTCAAGCAAGAATTTTTTCTTTAAACTTCATTTTATTTAATATTCAATAAAAATGAATAAAAAATATATCGCAGTGACGGGAACCGGGTTCGAACCGGCGACCTCAGGGTTATGATTCCAGCGCAACTACCAACTGTGCTACCCCGCCATTATTAATCGTGCCATACTGACAAACAATAATTTATTTTATAAATTAATTCCATAAGAAATTCCTGATCTTGTTCACGAAAATCATTACCGGCTGGAATTTTTTCACTACTATTTATTTTATGCCGTAAATCATCTATTTTTCTTATAGCTATTGCTCTTATTTCTTCTGTATGTTCTGATCTATCTAAACTCATAGCGATAATCTGTCTTTTATAAGTTCATTTATTTTCTTTATGAATGCGCCTTTTACAAAACTATAAGGGCAACTTTCACTGATAAGATCTTCTGGATTTGTATATTTATCTTCTAACCACCAATATTTTTCAGCCCATTTTATAAACTCATCACCTACGCTAGGTTTTTCTATTGGTTCACCACAATCTCCAGATTCTATCGATGAACAATTCGGTTTTTCTAATTCTTCCATTTATTTTAATTTTTATATCTGTTACACAATTTTTTATTATCAGCTAACCAAATTATTCTTCCAACTAAAGAGTACTCACATGGTGTTTCATCTGTACGCGGAACACCACATTCATCAAGCGTAATCATAGCTCTGCTATAATCTTCCAATTCATTACGTTCTTTTTCATATTCTTCAAAACTTTGTTCAGCCCATGATCCATCTGGATATGAAATAATTATATTATCCATAATATGAAAATTAAAAAGATTCTTCAAGTTTCATTAACAATTTTTGCATATTAGCAAAATAAAATCCAGCACAATTAATACAACCACATTCTACTATTTTATACTCGCCATTTACCATAGCAATATCCATCACAAAGGCTTCATTAAGTTGATATATGTCAACCATTTTTTTGCAAAAATCATAAGCATCTTGATCGACATTTTGATTATAAGCAACAACTCCACCTGATCTATATTGACTGGCCGTAACAACTTCTCCTTTTACTATCCAAAACCTAATTTCTTTTTGAATTCGCTTTACTGATGATATTTGAATTTCAGTGTCTCTACCAAAAATAGAAGAAACTTCATAATCTAAATTATTAGATTTTAATCTCTCCCATGATTCCATGTCAAAAACTTTTCCAGTAAAAACTTTTGTATCTTTTGTTGGACGTGCAAAGAAAGGATCAACACTGAAAAAATCATCACCAAATTTTATTATTTTAGAATCATAATTTAAAAGGTTTTCCTTATAATAATCTTTATATACTAAATAATCATGATTTTCATTCATTTGAGATCCAGGATACCACCCTAGTTTAGCAGAAAGTCTTGCCATCTTCAAGGATCCAAATGGAAACACATCGGTTCTATTGGTCATTACATCGAACGTCTCGATGAAGGGCAAAACTTTTACTATTTCATATTCGAAATCTAGACGATCTAAAGCTTCAATTAAATTATTATAATTATGTTCTCTGAATACATTATTTTGAACTACGTAGTACATTTACTTTATTTTTTATATATTTTTCTAATTTATTAGCAACCTCAATATATTGTAATCTTAAATTATGAAAATCAGCATCTTTAATTTCATCAAAGAAACTATATGATCTAAAACAATAATCAAACCCTTCTTCTACCATTCGATAATTTACATTTTCCCAATTATCTAATTCTTCATCTTTATTAATCATATTTTCAATTTAAATTTAAAATAGAATCTAATAAATCTTCATATTGTTGTAGTATATTTAAAGTTTTTTCGTGTATATCATCTATGCCAATATATTTGTTACCATATAAACCTAATGTATATTCTTCCTGAATATATCGTTTAGTATTATAAACTGTATTGGCCAATTTTATAAATCTTTCTTTTTCTTCTTCGAATGGTGTCATATTAATATGATATTGTTAAGGTAACTTCAATTACTTCACCAATGAGATTTTTGCGCTTATTAATACAATTACTAGTCAATGCTGTTAATTTATTTTCAGCGTCTTTCTTTCTTTTCCATGTTTTCGCGGATAATAGACTATTGGAAAATATAGTATCTTTATAATAATCTTGATTGTCAGAATAATAGCCATCTATTTGCAATATTTTTCCTCTTGAATTATAATGAACACTTTCAAAATCTCCTTTTACATATACTACATATCTTCGTTCTGATTGTTCCATAATTTTGGTTTTAATTCAATTTCAACTCCAAGTACTGCCATCTTTGACATATTCTTTTGACAATTTTTTATTTTCTAATTTCAAACTATTCTTGTTTGAAAGATTACTCCATACTCATCTTTATATTCTAGATCTATTCCAGTGAATGTTAACCAGCTATAATCAGTTTCTGATCTAACTCCTTCTCCGAAATCATATGAATACTCTTCATTTTCTTTTTCAACCACAAATTTTGATTCATTATCGCAAAACAACATTCGTTTTAAGAATTCATAATCATCTTCAGAAAAGTGACCTTCATCAAACATTTTTTGGATTTTATCACTTTCCAAAACTACTCCATAATATCTTTTTGGAGGTTTCAACTTATTTAATAAAGTTACATATCGTTCAATATAAGGATTGTTAACATCGCAACTTACTTCAAATGTGGTATATCCATGAGCATCGCCAATCATATAATTATATGTTAGTTCATAACTAGGAGAACAAATTGGATGTTTTGCAATATCGTTAGATATAATTTCAATCATTTTGTTTATGTTTTAAATGTTTATGAAAAATTATAACAAAGACAGGACTTTAACCTATGCCTCAACTTTATCAGTGTTGCGCTCTTATTGGCTGAGCTACTTTGTTATAATATATTTTTTGTGCAGCATAAAAGAATTGAACTTTCATATGAGCATTGACAATGCCATATACTAACCATTATACTAATGCTACATATAATTTATTAAATTTGTCCTCAACTACGTTTATCCTCTATATCATAGTTTTAATAAAATTCTTCTATTACAAGAAGACCGTGAACTAATAATGAATTATTATTCATCAAAATTACCTTTAAAATTTTTTCTTTCATATGTCTTTTTTGACTTATGAACTTTGTGTGTGGCTACCCAACCTGTAGAATCTTCCAACTCTGCATCTCTAGAACCTTTTCTTGATGCTCTAACATAGGGAGAAAGTTTAACCTTTTTCATTATAATTTACTTTGTATTTCTTTATTCATTACTATAAACTCATCTATAGTCGGACCTATTTCGTCATATTCTTTTGATTTATTGCAATCCTCTAATATCTTATAGGGAGATGTCCGATCAAAATATAATCGCAATTCATCTACTAAATTTTTCATTTTATATCTCAATAAAAATTATAATATATGTCGCAGTGGAGAAAATGGGATTCGAACCCACATCGCTGGAGACTAGTAACTCGCTTCCCTTGCTCATTTTTATTCACCACCTTTACAGGTCGCTATAGGTGCATCCGCAATTCGTCATCCAAACAGGTTTCGTTGCCTGATCGATCCGCCTCTATCGTTGTTTCCCCAATTTATAAAATTTAACTTATATTTTTCTACCAACTTATTTAAACTTTCTATAGTAGTAAAAATGTATAAAAATTCTGGCTCATTTTCCTTTGCGTATAAAGTACAAAATCCAATCTCACCATAATTTTCATTTAAACTACTGCCATAATATATGTTTCTATTTATACATACATTATGAGTTTTCTTAGAACATGTTTTATCTATAAATTCTCCAATAGAAGAACCAAAATATCTTTCTCTAGTCAATGAAGGACAGTACTCTAAATGAACATCATATGCATGCAAAACCGCATCTTTATAAAATCTCTTTAATTTTCGAGTGGTTAATTCTGATAAATTATAAAAGCCATTTGTCATATTTTGATTGTTGATTTTCTTTTACCTCATCGTAAATACCTTTTTTATGAAGTTCTTTTATTTTTTCTCAATGAAGTTTTTTTTGACGTATCATTAGATTTAAATCTATTTTTATTTAATACATCTACATACTCATTTCTTTTTGTATTTAATTCACATCATCTACTATGATTAGCCATAGCAAAACTTGCAAATTCTTTATTACAATAATTACAAATTCCCATTGTTTATTTTATATATATGGATAGAATATAAAACTTAATGGTTATTGTAAAAGTACGAAATAGTGATCCTACCAGCGTACGATGCTGGACACACAATTTAGAAGATTGTGATGCTATCCAATTACATCATAGGACCTTTTAATTTGTACACCAGGAGGGATTCGAACCCACATCGATCCAATTACAGTTCTACGCCTTAGAAGAGCGTTCTGATACAGGTGCATATTGTTTAATTGATCACGTACAGGAATCGAACCTGCATTTCCCGGCTTCGCGCCAGACTTCCTATCCGTTAGAAGAACGCAATGACTGTTACTTTATGTTGTCGGCAAACTCGAAATTTCACAGGGAGCATAGTACTACTTTATTGGATTGCCGTCCTCCATTTTATACTCCAACTCCTTTGTTAAGATGAGGGGATTTGAACCCCAAACTTCCCCCTGAAAGGGGGCGTGCTGCCGGTTTATACTACATCTTAATTCTATTTTTCCATATGTCTTCCTATTCTATATAATGTGTTAGGCGACAATCCATAATAACCATCTACATGGAAAAATGATTTCATTTGTTCCTCAAGCATATCTGAATCATCATCAATAATTGCGTATGATTCAATATCTTCATGCTTATCTAACCAATCTTTTATCTCTTCGCCTCTGCATTCTTTTCTATTTCCTGTTATTCCAACAAAAATATCTTCATTAAATCCTAAGTTTATTAACGCGTTATTCCATTTAGATGGATTCTTAAAATGATTTTTCCATACAGATGATATACATATTTTATAGTCGTAAGCATTGCAAAATTCAGATAACCACTTCCACTTTTTTGAATCAGTTTCTTCGACCAATCGTTTAAATGTATAATCAAATTCAAAATGATTTGGGTTTGGCTTATAATTTGCAAAACTAATAGCTTTATGTTTGAATCCATTGCGTATCCATTTTATTTTTGATGAAATCTTCCGCCAATAAGTAATTGGTTTTAGCCATCGTTTCCTATGACGTTCATGATAAAATATCTGGGAGTTCATTACTCCATCTATATCTAAGAATATAACTTTCATAGTAAAAAATATTGTTCAACTAATCTAGCCGAATGTGCTGACATTTCATAATATCCAGCTGATTGACTAGATGAATGCCATTCAGCACTTTCAAATTCTATTAAAATAGAATCTGTACTAGTTTTATGAAATTTTAAATAATTTCTTATAGTATGACCATTAGCTATCCATGGACAGCGTATTTTTTCACAAAAATAATTTATAAATTCTACATTGTCTTCCAGTTCATCAGAACTAATTATTATGGTTTCTACTATTTTATGTGGCATATTTTATTTTTTTATAATGCAAATATAATATAAATTGAAAATATTTTTATAGCATATTTAATAAATATTTATAAACTTTAATTAACTTTTGTGAAGATATCAGGATTCGAACCCGAACCACAGGGGCCGAAACCCTGCATGCTATCCGTTACACCATACCTCCAATTTGTACATCCTAAGGGAATCGAACCCTTGTTGCCTTTTGGCCCGGATTAAGAGTCCGGAGCATAACCATTCTGCCAAAGATGTGTATTTTAATAAGACCATTTATTATCATCAAATTTTATTATTTTAACTATATCTTTTGATGATACTATGTTGCATTTAACTGAAATTTCATCTATTCTTCTTAATGGAATGTCATAATGATCTTTATGAAACCAACATCTTTTAATGTCTAAATCAATTGCCATTTTATGTAAATTATCTAAACTGTATGGTTTACATACTAAATGTCTAGCTTTATCACAATAATATGTTAATTGAATTTCCATTATCGATTTACATCATATCCAGAAAGAATATCATTACCCCAAAGAAAAGGTTCATATTCAATATTTAGTCCAGACCTATTATAATCTGCAGCTTTTATTTTTTCTTCTTCTCTGAATAATTGTACATTATCATTAAATTGTTTTGATAAATCTTCTTTAGTAATATTTTGATTTATCACCATTTCTCCGATTTCTTTTATGAAACTATAATATGCTTCAGGCTTGCTCTTAATTATTTGTGACAATCTTTTCCAATTTTCAATGATTGTTTCTCTTAGTATCGAAGCTTCAGATAAAATATATTTATCTCTAGATTCAAATAATTGACCTTTACTATCTTTAAACGCAGTTACTTCTTTCATATTCAAATTTATTTAATTTCCATAATGCAAATATAATAAAAAAAATATACTATTTATGACTTTTTAAATTTTTATTTTTAACTGCTTGTGGGAATAACCGGAGTCGAACCGGTGCTCTCAACTTTGTAAGAGTTGTGTTTTTAACCAACTAAACTATATTCCTATTTTTTATAATTATCTAATAAGTAAGCTGATTCTGTACTTAAAAAGTATGCTTGATCAGTAGATCTACCCATATAATCAATGTTAATTTTATGATTATTAAACCATACAGTTCTTACCCAATTATCATGGTGCCACAAATCTGACCATCCTGTTGATCTTAACCATTCAGCTTTAATTTCATAATCTTCTATTTCGTTTTTATCTTTTAGACCAGCCATATTTAAAATTAGTTAATTTTACATAATGTTGAAGATACAATGGTTTCTATTAAATGTGAGGAATGGTGGAATCGAACCACCGGTATCCTACTCGCCTCTTGCTTGTAAAACAAGTGCTCTCGACCTCTGAGCTAATTCCCCAATTATTGATTCAGATGCGTTTTGTTTAAGTATTTTATTTTAATATAGTGTATTATTAAAAATAATAATTGCATTAACAGAGGGTGTCTGAATATTGAAATTCCAAATTTATAGGGCGTTTTGAATTCCCCTATAAATTATTGCTGTATTCCAGAGTTAGAATTTCTTCCCTTGCCTGGGATCAGCCATTTCTTTTATCAAGTATTTATGACATTTCATTTAATAATCTAGTCCCACCAATTGCTAATATTTCTTGATATTAATGTGAACAAAATCTTTATTGCTCTTTGATGTTTATTAGATCCTTTTATTATAGCTTCCCGACGTTCTTTTTTTATTTCTTCTAATTCTGATTCAGTATAATCTTTATCATATTTAGTTTCAAACGTATGAGTCGATGGATCTACATAATTTATTGGTTTACCAAATTTTTCATCAAGTTTATTAAAGTATTCCATTTCATAATCTTCAGATTGAATTTTCTTTATAAGTCTTACACAAAGTTCCATTCTTTCCGCTTCTCTTTCTTCACCAACAAATATGTTACTTCTTCTGAAATATTTTGCAGTTCTATCAAGTTTAAACGCTAAAATTTCATAAATGTAATGTTGATCCCAATCATGATCTTTTATAATTATAGGAAACCATGCAACTAAGTTTTTAATTGCGCCCGTAAATCTTCTTATTTTATAACCAATTTTATGATCATACCAATATAAAAAATCGTCTAATTTTTCTTTCATAAGTTATTCCAATCTATGTTTTTAATATCTTTAATTAAAATTCCTTTATCTTTAAATCGAGGAGTATCAAAGCAGAATAAAAGTTTTCGAACCGTTTTGATCGGTTTTGATTAGCAGAGATAGCAGGGATCAAACCCACATCTTCTGGGTTGGAACCAGAAATGTTATCATTACACCATATCCCTATGTTTACTTATTTATTATTTTTAAGATATATTAAAATTAAATGTTACCATTGCACCACACCTATATTTTAATTTACTTTCTCAATTGTTACTTTATATATTCTTGTATCAATTTCTTTTTCTAAACTGTCTTTTCCACTATTTATTGCAAAACATAAAGATTTTTTATCTTTAGCTACTAATAATGGGCTACAATTAGCAAACCCTGTCATAAGATCAGATGCTATATTATAATGTTCGTCAGAAAATTCTATTACTTCTAATTTAAAAGTGGATTTATCCACATAGTCTAGTTGTTTCATTATTTTTTATTGTTGCGTTCTATATAAATTCATATCAAATTGAAAATATGGATTATCGTAAATCCCTGTGTCAAACCAGTTATAGTTAACTCCAAACTTTTTAAGAAGATATGGAAAACTTATTTGATCTTGTATACTCCAATATGCATTATGATAAAACCATTCTTTCATTATGTTATAATCTCTATTCTCAACTAATTTACTGCTATAAATAAAACAACCTGTTGCAACAAGTAGATCATCAACATAATTTACATCTTTATTATAATGATCCAATTGATCTCGCATTCTTTCACCATTATATCGTTTTATCATATATTGATATCCATCTGTCATTAGACTTTCAACATAATCTACTTCTTGTCTAACAGTAGTTCTTTCCGGATGATGGAAAATGCAAATATCAGCCGAGCCTAATGAATTTAGAGCATATTCTACAGCTTTTGTTTTTACCATATGTATTGTAGAATCCATCCACATATAATAATCATATCCAGGATATTCTTCCCATGCAAGCATTCTAAATATTTTAGCTTTTAGTCTTGGATGCAAACTATTTTCTCTTGATGGATAATTAGTATTATCAAACCGCTTAAAATCAACTTCTACATTGGAAATATTTTGAGGCACCCATGTAGATTTAATTTTATGTACATCACCAACCCCTGCAGATGTTATTAGAACTTTCAATTCTTTAATACTAAATCTACAACTAAATTTGATAATGCAAATTCAAGAGCAGTATTTACTAACTTAATTGAGTTATCTGATAAAACTTGTTTATTGTATTTTTTATATTCAACATTTTCTACTAACATAGCGTATAAAAACTTTACTGTTTCTAATTTTTGTTTATTTAACATAGTTTTATTTTTAAAATTTTGCGGTGAGTGAGGGGCTCAAACCCTGACCTCCGGATCGACAGTCCGGCATACCTATCATTATACGACACCCACCGTTTGAATATAAGCTGCACCCCAACCTATAGATTAACTATTTAAGGCACTGGCATTTAACTTGGTGCAATTCCATACCAAGCACTTGTATATTTTAAAATATTGTAAAATTCATGGTAAGCACGGTGCATGGTTTTCTTCAAATCTGTTAAATTACCTATTGCATATAGTGTTAATTTAACTAAAGAATTTACAAATACATACTCTTACCTTTAAGAAATTTGCCTTTTCTACCGTTTTCATTTATAAATTTTACAATTTATGGTTTAAAGCCAACTGCCGCCGCTTAAGGTCATAACCCTAAAAAGTCTTAAAAAAATCAAGAAAATTAGGAGAGATTTAGACGGACTTGAACCGTAACGATTGTTTTATAGACAATTGCAAAACCATTTTGCGCGATGAAACTCTTCCTGTTACTATGATTTTATATTTTATGAATTAATGCTTATTAGGTTTTAACAAGCCTTAAAATTTTAATTTTCTTCCTTTTTCCCATCCATCTAAAATAAACTTTTCTAATTCAAATTTTGGTATTAATTTACTAATTTTCAATATATCATTAAATGCCCAAACTTTTCCGAAATTACAGTTTCTTTCTCCAACGTGGCTTATTTTCTTTTGTAAGTTACTCATATTTAACTTATATTCATCTGAATAGCCAGTTGTTTCAAAATATTTTTTTCGAGCTTCTCTCATATGTTGTTTACATTCTTCACTACGTTTTTGACCAATATTAGAATTTCTAATTTTTTCTTTATGTTCTTCTGATTTTGGTACATTTTTTCTTTGATTAGAAAGTATCTGCCTAGTTTCATTGCTTACTAATCTTCCTTTTCCAACTTCAGATAATTTTTTTCTATGTTCTTCTGATTTTGGAACACCTTTTAATTTCTTTGATATTTTTTTAAATGTTTCCGGTTTTCTTATTCTTTCGCGAAGAGCATTAGATATTTTTATTTTTGATTCTTCTCTATGAATATAACCAAGAGAATATTGATTTCCTTTATGGATTTCAGATAAAATTTTCTTTGTTTCTTCTGAACAAATGGTTCCTTTTTTAGATGCAGATATTTTTTTTCGAGATTCAATTGATTGAATCTTACCTGTATTAGAAATAGATATTTTTCTTCTTGTTTCTTCACTGTGGCCCATTTTCCTGTGAGCATCTATTGATTCAGTATATGCACGAGAAGATCCTTTTCCTCTGTTAGACATCATCATAAATGCATATGCCATCTTTCTTGATCTATGAATTCTCCATAATAACCAATGAGCTAAAAAATGTTCTCTATGTGTAAGATAAACATAATTAATATTTTCATTAGTTCCTCCCATAGAACTCGGTAAAATATGGTGGCGTTCATGATTAAACTTATCTCTTTTTAATTGTTTTCTTGATGAAATCAGATCATCATATATTTTTTGATAATTCATTTTTATTATATATATCTAACTTACTTGTGTAAGAATTAAACATATATAATAAAAATGAATTATCAAAAATAATTTATGTATAATCTCCCTCATAAATGAATTTTGTGCCACGATCTAAATTTCGTGTATATGAATTGGATTGAACGAATACTTCATACTTATCCATAACTTCTGGAATTTGTAATGGCCTTACTTTACCTTTAGTTCCATACGGAACTCCCAATTGTTCTCTACACCAATATTCGTCATCGAATGCTTCGCCAGTTTCTTTATTTACAAAAATAACTTTTTTGTTTGCTTGAATTTCTTCGAAGTTGGCTTTTCCATCAGATGTCCTTTCAATCAACTGATAATAACCAGAACCCCTTTGAAATTTACAACCCATCATTTCGACAAAATCTTTAATCTTTAAAGATTCAACGACATTCATTACCTGAAATTTAGAAAGCAATTCAATTTTGCTTTCAGTATCTCCACTAAATGTACCAGATCCACCACGAAGTTTATTAAACATATTCTTCAACGCGAAATTGGTGGCAAATGATGGATCAGATGATTCATAATCATCAAGATTGCCTGATTGGTGATAAGCCACAGCATTTAAATAAGTTGATATATGTTGGAATTGACTTAAATCGAGTTTTACTCCACCTGTTAATCTTGATACTTCGCTATAAAAACTAGTACTTCCCTTTCTTCCTAATGCCTGTACTCCGTATATTTGAACTCCAATAGATCCAAGATGTTTAGCTTCTACCCTCCAATCGAGATTATTTACAATACTACCATAGCGATAACCAACTAAATGAGGCACCTCATCTCCAATAAGAATCATAGCCCTTTTATCAGACATCCAATTAAATTTTGAAGCTTCGTGAAGAGCTAATTCATAGCATTCAGGCGCATCACCTCCGCCACATGGAGAATCTCTATTAATAAAATTCTCAATAAGTTTTACATCGCGAGTTAAATCTAATGTAAAGATATGTTCTGGGGCATCACAATAATCATTATGCAGTATTAAACCCACTCTTAATCCTGGTATGGCATCCATCATTGAATTAATCAATAATTTTATATTTTGTCTCACTATTTTTCTAGCAGAAGACATGGAACCTGTATCATCAAATGATATACATAAATCTAAAGTATTTTCCATTTTAAAATTTTATCAGTCGCATTAATAATTAAATGAATATATAAATAAAAACAATATGTTAATTTATAAAACTACAAATTTGATAAATAATAAATTCTATATTGGTCAAGATAGTCACGAAAATCCATTATATCTAGGAAGTGGAACACTTTTAAAAAGAGCTATTAAAAAATATGGTGTTGCAAATTTTAAAAAAGAAATCATAGAGGATAATATAAACTCATATGATATTCTAAATGAACAAGAAACATATTGGATAGCTTTTTATAAAAATCTCTATCCTAATTTAATGTACAATATAAAACCTGGCGGCGCACAAGGATATTTTTCTAAGTCTCATAGATTAAATATTGGAATAGCTGTTAAAAAACGTGGTAACCCTCATAAAAATCGTGCCGTCATTATTAACAATGAAAAATTCATAAGTATAAAAGATGCTTCAGAAAAACTAAAAATAAACTATAGAACTATAGTATCAAGAATGAATATGTCTGATAATTATAGTTTATGGTATTATGAAGATTCACCTAAAATATTTAATGAATATGAAATTCACGGTAAAGCAGCTGGTGCCGCTAAATCTAATTCTATAAAATATATTTGTCCAATTTGTAATAAAAAGGGAAATGGAAATGGGTTTAAAAGTAAGCATTTTAATAAATGTAAAACTACCTTTTAACATTTCCATTTTCTTCCATGATTACTTTCTTAAAGCAAGTTCATTGTATAATTCGCAAATTAAACGATCATTGGTCAATGATATGAACTTCTTTTGGAATTGTTTATTCGTGTCCTTCGAATCAAAAATTTCACTGTAAAAAATACGAGCTCTTTTTAACAATGCTCTACGCAAATGTACATCTGTCATACTATCAATTCTAATAACACCTCTTGATGTTGAATTGTAATAACCTTTTAATGAACCTCCATTAACAGCTAAGAACTTTGTAACATCAAATTTTAAACCTAAAGTTTTAGCAATTGTAACGATTTCTTCCAATGTGCCGGTAACTTCTAAACCATTTTCGAACTTGTGATTGATTTTCTCACTCATGATTACTTGATATTATGTATTGACTTCATTATCAATACCGTTAGAGGGGAGGATGGGATTCGAACCCATGACCGTCGGATTAGTGAATGAAGTAGGCTACGAACCCATTAACTTCATAAGACTCCATCCTGATTTTTATCTAGAATCACCTAGTATACAGTCCGATGCTCTACCACTGTAGCTACCTCCCCAAATTGTTTGTTATCTGCATATTATATGCAGATAAATGAAAAAGTTTCACAATGTTCTTCCTAATTTCCATCCATCTGGAATTAAATCTCCTCTATGAATTTTCTTGTTTTCTTTTTCGTTTGTTATCTATATCAATGATTCGATACTTAAAAAGTACCTGCCGCGGACACCGTGGGAATCGAACCCACCTATTAAAAATTAACAGTTTTTCGCTCTAAGCCGCTCAGCCAGATGTCCATTTTTTAAAAAATAACTAAGAAAATTAGGAGAGTTTTAGACGGATTTGAACCGTAGAGATTAATTAGAAGTTAATTGCTAATCCAATTTAGCGCGATGAAACTCTTCCTGTTACTATAGTCATTATGTTTTTACTTCCATTGAGTCTTTCTGTTGTGTTTCCAAGTTCTATACATTCTAACTTGATACATAACAAGTCTTCTCTTATTATTTTTTTTACATTCATGCTGTTTATAATAATTCCAGCATTCATCAAAATACCAATCTTTGTAATCTGGATTGGACTCAATTTTGTACTCTTTTCTATTCGTTGTTGTCTTAGACAATTTCGAATTTTTATTATTCTTCATCTTTCATTTGGTTTTAGTAAACCTAATGAAGAAATCCTCTGAATGTTTTATACATATTAATTGATTTATTTTACATACTATCTCCTGAATCTCTACCACTCTGTCTATCGCGATAAGCATCTTCGCGAGATTCGCTTTCTTGTCTACTGACTCTTTCTTCTCTTTCGTCTCTACTACTAGATGATTCTTTATAATATCTACTAGATCCGCATCTTGGACATTCATCCTGCCAATATGTAGAAGTAGAATTATTTGCAGTATATCCGCAATGCTGGCATTCTTTGTAATATGTATTGCTCATGATAATTTGTATTAATTAATATTATG